GAACACCTGCGGGATGCCGCTAACCTCCGCGAGGCCCATAGCTTCCTTTAGCTGGACACGCTGGAGCGGGTAGTCGATGAGCCCTGAGCCGTTGCTGTCTACGTTGATATCAATTAGCTGAAGAAAGTCCGTGGGGATAGCGAGGCCCGTACTGGGATCGTAGGTGCCGTCGATTGTGTAGTGGACAATGTGCTCCATGAAGGGAACGCGCAGTTCGCGCTGTATCCTCATGACGGATTGGTTGAGAAAGGTGGTCGCAAGCGCCGTGTTGGTGTTCAGGTCGCTGCGGTTCATTAATGCGAGGAATTGGGCCGTTAGCTGGCTGAGGGTCACGGTGCTTGCGTCCTAAAATATCAGAGGGAGCGACGGGTGAGAACGAAGTCGTCTAAGCCGTGCTGCTTGAGCATGGCGACGGTCTTCTTGAAGGGTTCTCGGGTCACGTCGTAGCCGAGGTGATCCAGCATGAACTGGGCTACTTCGACCGGGATAGACGCCACAGGCATCCAATCGCCAATGCGGCCTTCGGCAGTCTCGTTCTTTACGGAATTGTTGAAGCTAATGAAGTCTTCGGGGATTTCCTGCGAACGGACGATGCCGGTGATGTTGCGGCCATCAGCGTCTTCAGTGAAGTCCACGAGGCCGTCGATAATCTGGGGAGTAGGGTAATATTCGGATTTGTCTGTCATGCAAAAGGGTGAGGGGGCCCGCCGTCGCGGGGCACCCCTCCGGTCTCCTTGGAGTAGAAGTAGAAGTTTGGATTAGAACGTCGCGCCAGCGAGGTTGTCGCAGACGAGAGACGAAGCCGAGAAGTTCTTGTGCTTCAGGCCCAGTTCGCCAACGATGAACTGACGCTCGCTGTCACCGATCTTCGCGAGGTTCTCGCGGGTCCACGGGCGGAACGTTGCAACAGCCCACATGTCGGGGTCGTACACCAAGGTGCTCTTGGCCCTCAGGAAGCGGTCAAGCTCCACGACCTGTTCACCGAAGGGCGATACATACAGGTTGACGGCGTTCGTAATCGTGGTTTTCGTGTCGCCCGGGTTGCTCACGAAGCGGTAGCGACCGGAGGCCGACGCGAAGCCCGCGAGGACAATCGAGTTCGACGGGGTGACGAGAATGCGGGTCGGATCGCCGCCAGCCGTGTACGCGGACTGAATGGCACTCACGAGCACTGCTTCGCTGAGGGCCGTCGAGGCACCCATGAACCAGACGTTGCCCGCCTGCGCGGAGTTGGTCGAAGTGCCCGAGCCGGTGATCTGGGCGTGGTAGCTGGCGGTCACGCGGGCAGTCGAGGAGGTGCCCGCCGCAGCGACAGCAGCCGTACCAACGAATGCGTTCTCAACGTCACGCTTGAGCGCAGCCGCCGATTTGGCCATCTGATACGCAAGTTCCTTCGCGCGGCCATACGCCTGCGCGGCCTGAACTGAACCGGCGATTTTCACAGCTTCCGAGAAGATGGCAGTGTAGTTGCTGCGCATCACGGTCGGGGTGACGGTGATTTCCGAAGCGTCCGCGCCTTCAACCTGCGTGGTGGCGGAAACGCTGCGGAGGCTGTCCTCCTGCCACTGATAGATGGGCTGATGGACCTTCTCGCTACCAATCGAAGACTGGAACGGGGTCTTGCGCGGCGAGATGTTGGTGATGATGTCCGAGATGTTCTCTTTGAGACCGATTTCGGTGTAGGTCTGGAAAGTAGCCATAGTTAGATAAATACCTTAGTGTAACTAATTATTGAGTGCGAGATTACTTGTCGCCAAACATGGCTAGGAACGCAGCTTCAGCGGACTGCATAGAGCCGCCGTCTTTCTGCATCCGAGCCACAGCCTGTTTGCGGCCAACTAAGCGGTTGGTGTCTTGGCTAGGCTGCGCTGAGGTGGTCGAAGACTTCACAATCGTCTTCGGGGCCTTGTTGACCTTCTGCGTCACGACCTTCTGCGTTCCCTTGTGGAACTGCATGGCCATGTGGATCAGCTTGAACGCGGAGGGGTCAGTAAGACCGTCAACCATCTGCTGGCTAGCGCCCTGCGAGACAGCGAATGAACGCATGTCGTTGTAGAGCTTCTGGTCCCAACCTTTGATGTAGGCGGGCGACTTTTCGTCAGTGAGCGCCTTAATACAGGTGGCGGCAGCTTCACGCTGAACGTGGGCCTGCTGGGCCTGTACCTCTTGCATGAAGCCGTCTAGCTGGTTCGTTAGGAACGTTTCGTTCTCAAACGCAGACCTAGCTGCTTCTTGCAGGGCACCAACGTCCTCTGCGGAAATGTTGGGGTCTTTCATCAAGACTGCCCAATTCACATTCCGGTAGGGGTTGGCTGTCTCCTGCGCACGCTTCACCATCACGTCGAGGGCTGCGAGGCTCTTGGCCTGTGCATGCTCAGCTGCTTTGGTGCGCTCAGCGACTTCTTGGGATTTCTTCGTCAGGCTGGCCTCTTGGCCAAACAGACGCTTGAGGTCTTTTACGGCAACCTCGTGCTCTTCCTCACCTACTTTGACCTTGACGTATGTTCCCTCATCGTCGGCGTACTTCTTCTCAGTCTGCGCCTTGGTCTCTTCGGTTTCACCTTCGGTATCTTCGGCGTCTTCAGATGGCTTTGCAGCGTCCTCGTCCTCTCCGTCGAACTCGTTGGTTTCGGAATGATCTTCCGTGTCCTCAGCCTTATTGGCTTCGGTCTCGCCCTCTTTGTCCTCTTTCTTGGATGGCTCTTCAGCGTCCATGAGTTTCAGAAAGGCATTGGCAGTATCTTCTTCAGTTTCAAATGTGGCGTCGTGGTCGATAGCCATCAGTGTCAGTCACTCGTATTTTGGTTGTCGAGGTCGCCTTGTTTAGCTAGCGCCTCTGCGGCCTCAGCAAATTTGCTCATGAGGTTGGTGAACTCGGTAAAGCCCGAGTAGGCAGCATGGATACCCTCACGCTTCTTAGCTTCGTGGGGTGATGTGCTGAGCATGTCGGCAGCCATCTGCTGGCCGAATAGCTGGATCAGCGCCTTGAAGCGCTCGTCCCCGAGGAGTTCTTTGCAGAACCCCCCGAGGGTCATAACGGTGTCGTCGTTCAAGTGTTAGCTCATTCTGCTTCCGAGGGTGCCAAGCATCCTCTGGATCAGTCCGCCTTGGTCTTGGGCTGAAGCGGACAGTGGGGCACCGCCTACCGAGGTCGGACCAGAGGCCCCACGGATGCCGCCGTTGGCATTGGTCTGCGGCCCGAATAGTCCCATGAGGTTAGGGATGATCCCTTGGTGCTGAGACTGCGCCCGCATGGCAGCCTGTGGGTCAATGTAACCCCCGCCATTCGGGTCTTGCATCATTGCCGCGTTGCGCTGGAAGAAGCCCATGTCTTGCTGCTGAGGGGCCTGTTGGGGCCGGGGCTGCGGCATGGGCACAGGGGCCTGCTGTTGCTGCTGGGGCATCTGCGCCATAGCCTGTTGAGGCTGCGGGAAGTTCTGCTCAACGTATTGGTTGGGCGTCATTGACGGGGGCTGCATACCGCCGAACCTGTTAGCCACCTGCGCGTTTGGCGTCTGCGCCCGCATGGTAGCGGCGGCCCTTTCCAGAGCCGCCCGCAGTACACTTTGTTGGTCTTCTTGCATCAGTGGCCTTTAGAGTTGTTCTTAACTTGGATTGCGGCCCTACGATCCTCTGTGGCGTTGTGGTGCTGCAAGGCAATCTGTGCCGCCTGCAACTTCAGCTCCGCTTCATCGTGGATGATGCGATGTGCCGTGTCCGCGTCCTGCCTGTTACTGGTCCGGTCGTGGTCGAGAACCTTCATGGTCAGGTCGTGTGACTTCAGCTCATGCTTCTGCTGGCCTTCGACAACCAGCCTCTGTTCCTTAGCCTGCGCACTCTGCGCGGACAGGACAGTGGCCTGTGCGGTGGTCTGCTTAGCTTGCGCTTCCTGCATCTTGATCGGGTCAGGCTGTTGCTGAACCGGAGGTGCCTTCGGGTTGAGGTAGGCGGGCCAGCGGGTGAAGCCCTTGAGCTTCGCGGCGTCTGACAGCATAGCGTAGCGCTGCTCAGGGCCGAGCATGTTGCCGAGAGCCGGGTCTTTAGCCATCAGCTGGTAGGCTTGGATAAGCTCAGCTGCCGCCATGTCCTTCTCACCGTAGCCCAAGTGCTGGCTAACGGAGCAGGTCTTGCGGTCGGACCACTGATGGACGTTGCACTGAAGGGGAGCCCCGGCAACCTCAATGAACTCGGGCTGCTTGACGTGCAGAATAGCTAGCCGGATGACTTCGATCATCAGGGGCACAAGGAAGTTGTTGGCGAAGTTGCGGGCCATAATCTTAGCTCGCTGGCCACTCGCCTTCATCATGTTGTCCACCAGACCCTTAGAGTTCTGGCTGCTGATGGCGTCCTTGTTCAGTCCCTGCGATAGCGCAGAGATGCCGGTAGACTTCTCGTTAGAACTGTCCAGAAGCGTGAGCGTCTGATAGATGTACGGGTTCAGGCTAGCCTGCGGGAGAGCCGCAACGCTGTCCGGTCGTCGCACGTTCACGATGCCGCCCATGCGGTTGTCGAGCAACTCGCGGGGGTTCATGAGGCCCCCGTTGACCACCGCGAACCTTGGGTTGGACGTGATAGCTGTGTGATCCAAGACGCCGCGCAGCAGCACGGTCTTGGCGTTCTGCACGGGGACTACGCGGCCTGCGAAGCTGTCGCCGTAGAATACACCGGGGACTTGCAGGGGCACGTAGGCAATGAAGGGGGCCTTATCGACCTCCTGCGGATCGCCCAGCAGCTTGTTGCCAGCGTGGCAGACCTTGTAGAGACGGACGCCCTTGCCTTCGTAAATCTTCATGCGGACGTAGCTCTCGTAGTACACGAGGTAGTCCATCTCAGTCTGGATAGCGCTGTCGTAGGTCTCGGCAGCCTTTGTGGGGCCGGTCCTAGCTAGGACTTCCGGGGAGAACAGAAGCTCCTTGGCGTCGTCCGTGGGAAGCTCCATCACGAGCTTCTTGGGGTAGCCCATGTCTATCAGCTCAGCGCGGGTCTTAGGCGTGCGGTGGGCGCAATAGGTGGCGTTCTCGATACAGCGGGCCAGAGGTTCAATCAGGAACTCTTCGGGCATCAGAACGTCGATATCGACCTTGCTGCTGTCCTTCTTGCGGACAAGGGTGCCGTGGTAGTTGCCGGTCAGCGGGTGCTGTGCGCCCTCAAACTCGTCCACATCATCCTGCGCGGCAATGCCGTGCGCAGTGAGTTCGTCAATGTCTTCAAACTTCTCTTCGGTGTACTCAATCTCTTCCTGCCAATAGACCTTAGCTACGCCTGCGCGTGCGGTGAGCCCGTTGTAGATAACGTCAGAGAAGATTTGGTAGCCGGGGTTACTCCGCCAAATGCAGTAGGAGGCGTACTCTGTAGCCACCAGACAATCCTGTACGTTCATTTGATTGTCAGGATCGAACTTAGCGATGTGGTCCCCGGTGGCGAACACCTCAAGCAACTGGGCTTGCTGCATCCTGACTGAATCATACACGTCCTGCGAGGTGAAGCTGGAGGAGCCTTCAGAGTTACGGCGGGGCCACTCTGCGTTCAAATACTTGGCGATCCGCTCGCGTTCATGGCTCAGTTTCTGTTGCGCCCAGCCCACCGCGTCTTGCGATTTGCTGAGGACGCGGGCCAGCACCTCGTCATCTGTCAAACTTCGGCCTTTAGCCATTCTGTTTTCCTAGGTAATCTATAGCTTTTGCCAATGTGTGACTATTATCGCGGAATAAGCCGAGAGCTACATTGCAGGGGTGGCACAAGATGCCGCGTACCTTTCCGGTGGTGTGGCAGTGATCTACTATCCAGTCGCTATTCCAGCGCTGCGGCGCGTCTGTCTCGCACACGGCGCACTTGTGCCCCTGCTCAGCGAGCATGATGTCTCGTTGCTCGGTGGTTATGCCGTACTTGCGGCGGAGGCTATAATCCTTCTGCGCCGCCAATCGAGCATCGCGATTGTCTATGTGGTATTGGTTGGTGCGGGCTTTGATTTTATCTTTGTTCGCCGCGTAGTATTTCTTACCCTGCTCGGATTTGCGGAGCTTCGCCTCTTCGTCAGATAGCCGTCGTGTAGAGTTCTGCGAGTGCTTCAACGGGGGTCCATTTCCCCTCGCTGGCATAGGCGGCCAAGGCTAACGCCATCACACAATCGTCGTGAGCGCCGCCTTCCGCCTCCATACGTCCACTCTCCGTTACAACGAACGTAAGAAGTTCTTCGAGGGTCTGTGTATCGTTAATTTCAATTTCTTTGTTACGGTCGAAGGCCCTGAGCTTATCAATCATTAAGGGCTTCGTTTTCTCAGATGTGAAAACACCGAGGTTCAATGTCTCTTTGTCCATCTCCACCGTCCCCTCACTGACATCCAAATAGATGTTGGGGTACTGGCGATCCCGCAGCTCGACGCATGTGACCAAGCCGTGGTTGTTTCTTTCGGGAACGAGGAGGGCTTCGTTGTAGTGGTAGCCAAGGGTAATAAGGATATCCGCTAGAACGTCAGGGTGTACGGTACCGCGCCACACGGCTACTTGCCGTAGCTGGCTATCAATGACCTGTGCGACACTGGGGTCGCTAGGACGCCCTTTGACGCCTGCGCGGAGGCCCATGCCGATATCGGCCCCGATGGTGTAAGTTTCCTTCTCGTCGCGCTCTCGGTAGACCTTTAGCTCGCCCCGGGGGTGATCCCGCAGCTTGCGTAGCGGTAGTCGCTTTCCGGTCGCGTGGTCGTAGACTTCCTCAACGGCCATCGTCTTGATGGGGGTCTTCGGTGTCTTTAGGCGCTCAACGATGTAGTCTGGATTGAAGACGGGGCGGCCTGTGGAGATGAAGGCTTCCTCTGGGGTCAGCGGGTATTCCTGTTTGAACATATCCGCGCCGTTGATGGAAATCTTACGCCTGCGCCACCATAGCTGCTCGTTGTCAACGTCGATGTCGTAGAGCCGCTTAGCTAGTTCGACTACGGTGCCCTCTTCAGGTACCCGCACGAAGTCGGCAGGCACGCTGTCATCACGGTAGTCGTCGCTCTCCACCCATGCGCTGAAGAACAGCTCGTAGCCGCTCTCTCCGCTCTTAGCTACTTTGTACTGAGCGTAGAACACACCGGTCATGCCGTTCGCTGTGCTCTCAAGGAACGCAGCGGTACCGGGCTTGTCTGGGACGGCCTGAATGAGACCGTTGAAGTTGGTGTTAGCAAACGTGTCGGGCCAGAAGGCAACCTCTGACAGATGCACGGTGGTAAACGTTTCGCCGCGAGCAACACCTTTGCCGCCAGCCGTAGCCACCCGCAGACCGCTGTCCAGCTCAGAGAACACCAGCTCAGTACGTGAGGAGTACTTCGTGGACGGCTGGACAATCTTGGGAACGTTGGAGTGAATGCGGTGGTACATATCGAAGAGCGTCGTGGTGCTCTCGGCAACGTGGGCCATAACGAGGCCCTTCTGGGCCTTGCGTTGGCTTAGCCACCAGTACTGCCATGCGGAGATAACGGTGCTGAGGCCCTGCTGGCGGGCTTTGACGACAACGAAGCGGACCTTACCGGTGCTCGCCTGTTGCTCGATGATCCGCTCAGCAAAGCGCTTTTGGACGCGGTTGAGGATCAGGGGAGCAATGGTGCCGTCTTTGGTTCTGATCTTTACGCAAGTCTGACAGTAGAACTCAAAGTCGTCGCGTAGTCGCCTGCGTGTCTCAATCTGCTTCGGCGTCATCGTCATCAGTAGGGCTCCTTACCTCAGCAATGAGGTCAAGGAAGTCCTCAGCCTTCTCTACACGCAGCTTGGTGCTGCTTTCCGGCTTCGTCTTGGTGTACATAAGCACGGTGTTAATAGCTTTGATCTTCTCGGGGAGGGCAGTGGGGCCTACGGCGATCAGGAAGGCTTCGCGGAGCGCTATAACAGCCTTCTCTTCATCACTGGCGGGCACAACCATTTCGGTGTGCGGTATAACGTTATGTCTATCGACGACTGTCACGTCCATGTCGGATGGTGCTTGGCCTGTCTTTTTCATGTAATCCAAATATTTGTCAGCAAGTTTGTGCGCGGCCCGCCAAAGCGGGATGGCTGCCTTCTTGCCACCTATGTTCTGCGGGACGCCCCAAGGCTTCACGGCCCAAGGGTCGTCCTTGCGCATCTTCTTGATATTGGCGTCCCGTATTTTCATGCGGGCCCGGTGTTCTGGGGTGGCCCACAGCTCTTTCGAGAATTGCTTGTCGTGCTTGGTCTTCTTACGAACCGTTGCCATCTATATAAATCCGCCGTAGCTGGGACAGAGCGGCAGGGATGCCGTTGCTCGCCGCAGCGTTGCGATAGGAGGCTGAGTTGGCCGCCTTAGCTAAGGCGTTGCGGGCTACGATGCCCGCGTTAGCTGGGGCCTTAGAGAGCATTTGCTCTTGCACCCGCTGCGCCGTCTTGAGCGTGCGGGAGTTAGCTGCCATGCGGAGTAGCTGACCGGGAGCCGCACCAAGGATGGTTCCGGCAACCATGCCGGGAAGCCCGCCTTCGTGGTAACCAGCTGCGCCGCCAGCGCCACTGGAGAGACCGTGGCCGATAATGGTGGACGCGATACCGCCCCCGCCGCCCAGCATGTTGCTGGATTTGCGGAGTGCGTTGGTCAGGAAGTCGCCTTGCGTCACCTGCCGAACAGCGTCGATCACGTCATCACCGTGGCCCATAGCTCTCAGCTTAGCTGAATCATTCTTGAGCAACGGCAGGAACGTCTGGCGCAATGTGTTGCCGAGGTTCATGGCTGAGTGCTTGGAGGCATTGCTGTCGATGGCGTTGCCGATCAGGTTGCTGACCTTCTTCGCGCCCGACTGCGCGGCCCAGTTGGAGGCTGCGGTACGGAGTTCTGGCGAAGCTGTCGCAAGGTACTGATCTAGGACACGCTTAGCCGCGCCTGCCGCTACAGCCTGTTCGGTAGGCTTGAAATCCTGCGTCTCCTGTCCAATCTTACCGAGCGTCTTCCGGGTGCTGTGGAGTTCAGCTATAGATACCGGCGCGGCTGGGGTGGCAGCGGGCAGGGGCCGCCCATTCATCTCCAGCTCAAGCTTCTGCGTCGGAGTTAGTTCAGGGGCTTTGCCTGTGGCGCGTTCTGTGAGCTGGTCGATGGCCGAGTGAACACGGGGAGCCTGCGCGGGGAGGAACGGTGAACCTGCGTTATCCAGTTCAGAACGCATAGCGCCCGCCAGACCCCGTGTTTCCGTGGGGGTGACCGTTGGTGCCTTAAGCTCCGGGTTCGCGTAGACCGCGTTTGCTTCAGCCTTTATGGCCCCCCCGTCCTTAAGGGCCTGCGTGGCCTGATAGGCCCGCCCATATCGAGCGAGGGCCAGAGGGGCCGTTATAGCGCCAGCGAGGTTGCCGCCAGCTTCAGCTAGGTGGCTACCGGTGGCATCGTAGGCCGCTTGGCCAGCTACACCGCCAGCCACAGCAGCGGGGAGCCCCATGCCTGTAGCCATCATCGGGAGCTGAGCAGCTACAGCTTTCGTGTAGCGCCCCGAGGCGTACTGCGGATCGTAGTCAGCGTCCTTGTTGTAGTTGGCGCTGAAGTCTTTCGGGATGGTGCCCTTGAGGGCCTCCGAGCCCGGTATGTGGTCGTAGAGAAACTTCGCCCCCGGGATGGCCTTCACCTTGTCGATGACGGACTGCGGGGCGACAGAGTGCGCGAGGGACGCCGCATCCCCGGGGAGCCCGAGGAGCGCGGTAACGCCCTTGCCAATACCGGCGTCAGCGCTGCGGAGCATGTCGGAGCCGTAGCTCTCTGTGGGAGCAGCGGGGGCGGCAGCGGGGGCACTTTGGCCCCCACCGAGCTTTAGTTGTAGCATGTGGAACGCCTGCTCCCGAGTTGCGCCTTCCGGGCCTTCGATAGAGTGGTTCGTTCCGTCAGGTGCTGTAAAATCGAAAGTAGGCATTCTGTGTCCTAGTTATTTCCAACCGGC